TCACAACGCGGTAGAGCTGCACAGCAAGTTCATCAGCATCAACTGCCCATACTGATTCTGCCTGCGGAGTTTCACTGTAGCTTGTTGTCACAGTGACAAGGCGACCATTTACCGATTGCACCGTTCTAGCCTGACTAATACCAGAAGGTAAATTAACGATCAGACGGTCGCCGCTCTTAATGTCTGGCTCGCGGTCGAGGCGGACATTTCGCCCTTCAACGCTGCTAATGCGGCCCCCCATGACTCGCCCGGAGAGCATCTGATCGGCAACGCCAATAATATGCCCCGGAAACGGGATTAAACCATCGAGCCCCACCGAAAACTCAACCGTTCGATCTTGGCTATTACTCAATAATGCCCAGCGCCCACGGCGATTAGCTTCGCTTTGACGCGTACAACCAATGGCCGTGATCTCCGTCTGGTTCACCCCGTAGCGGCGTACTAATGCATTTTCGAACACCGATTCGACAGCATCGGCATAATGATTGGCTGGGTCTGACCATCCCACCATGGCGGTGGTGTACCGTGTGCGTTCGCTCGAGGCTGAGTAGGCAAACTTCCCATTGATAACATTGGCTCGCGTGTAGGTGTAATCCAAGTCTCGCGGCATATCTGCCAGTGTCACAATCTGATTTTGCCCGTAACAGGTCATACCGCGGAATATCGCGGCAAAGTCCGTCAGAACGGTCCACGCATCTTCACGCGACTGAATGTACACATCACACTTAAAGCGCGGCTCCATGCCATCCCCGCCGCGACCATCGGGCACCAGTTGATCACAATACTGCGCGATACGATAAAGCTCCGATTCATCCACCTGCGTGGAGTCAATACGTTGGCCCAAACCGTAGCGATCAGAGATCAGGATGTCGTAGAACACCCATGCAGGGTTATCAGTCCATGCCCACTTAAAGCCCCCCGTCCAGACGCCAGAGTATTGCCGCGTGACCGGATCATAATTATCCGGCACTCTGACGATCATCATCTTGGGTCGGCATGTCACTTTAGGGATGTTTTGAAACTGCTTAGCATTAAATTCCACATAGAGCAGCGCTGTGTTTGGATAGCGTAATTTGGCATCGATAACTTCAGTGTAAGCCTCAACGTTCATCGTATCGGCAATACGACCGCTATTAGCGTTGGCAGTTAGACGACGAACACGCAACTGCCAGCCGGTTGTCGCTGTGGGTAAGTCAATACGGTGGCTGCGCTCATATAGCGTTGTCGTTTTGCCATCAACGGCAGATTTGAGCACCTCACGATATGCGCCACCATCCGTGGCCACATCGATAGCGTATTCAATTTTATAGCCGTTCACATCACCATTATCTTTTTGCTGCTGTAATGCAGGCCAACCGAACCGCAAACGCACTGCCGATAACTGGGTATTGTTAACCGCGCGCACCCACGGCGCCGAGCTCTTAAGTTCGGTACCGATGGTGATTTCATTCTCAACAGCGGGGACACCTTTGATATATTCCTGCGATTGGGTACCGGGGCGAAACTCCCAGCTTACCCCCTCGAAATTCGAGCTACCGTCCTCATTAGTGAGCGGCGTTCCATCTAGGAAAATATTGGTACCATCAAGGCCACCAGCCCACTCTCCCTCACCCAATGCGAGCAATATTTTGGCAATGGCCATCGACTGGATGCTATCTGGGGATTCAACCGGCGTATGCCCACCACCGCCGCCACCTTTATGGCCTTTAATCTCATTTATCATATTTCACCCATAAAAAAACCCGCCGAAGCGGGTCTTGTGAATTGATATGTTTATTGCTGATCTTCGGTATATATCCCAGCGGAAATAACTGCACCGCCGATCTCCCGTTCACCATAACCGATAGCAACAGGATTGCCCTGAGCAGTACTGTTAACAGGGCCGCCAAATGCATAGCTGGGTTTATTGTCTGGATCTTGACGCATTCTAATGCCAGCCTGCTGGGGTGATAGCATTTGGACTACACCGCCGAGAGCTAGTGACATCCCCGTCATAGCTAGACCAGTTGATAGGGTTCCCCACGCTGCAATTGTGGCTCCACCAGTCCAAAATGCTGCAGCTATCAATGCTGCACCCAAAATTGTCTGGAAAAGTCCACCGCGCTTATTACCTATAATTATTGGGAGAATATGAATATCTTCATTTCCCTTAGTCATTTCTATCTCATCTAACCCAATATTTCTTTTCCCTACAAATATAGAAAAAGTCAGCCCCATTTTATGTGCTGTTAGCAAATAGCTCTCAAATTTTGGGATTAAATTCTTCGCAGCTCTGAGCATTGCTGGCACATCCCGCGCACGATATTCAAAACTTTTTCCAAAGTATGAAATTAATGAACCATGCATAACTAATCTTCTTACTGGAACATCTATATATGACATGCCATCACCATAATAAAAAAAACCGCCAATCGGCGGTTTTATATAAATTGACGGATTTAACACTTCACTTGAGCATGAAGTGTTCTAACAAATGTATTCGAATACTCTGAGTCTACAACTTTACAACCCGAAACATTTTCAATTGCACTGACTTGAGCTCTTTTTAGCTTAAGTGCATCGTAACCAAACGACTCACCACCGAAGGCCTCATAAGAATCCGAGTCAACATGGCTAATGACGTTGATTTCATATCCATCAACATTCACAACCTTACGAGACGGATCAGAAACTTTACCAACATATGTGGATGAGCACCCAGTTATAGTTAATGCTGAGAAAAATAAAACCATTTTTAATTTTTTCATTCACCATTCCTAGCTTTTCACATGCAACTTAAAAGTGAAATAAGTCTCTTACTGCTTAATTACTTTTAGGCATTTCTCAAGCCTAGCCTCAAATGAATCTGAAAGATTTTTTGGCAACTCACTTTTTATCTTGTTTATTTCAGGAGCATAAGTCACCATAATTGTTCCGGCAGAATGTTTCTCCATGGAGTTATTCAATTTAATGGCATAAGAGTTAACTACGGACTCATTGAGAATATAGTTTTGCAATCTATCCTTTGTTATGAATGAACTTGCCACAAATTCGCCATCAAATTCCGTGTCTCTTATACTATCCCCACTACTCACAGAAGACATGGCTATGTCACTGCCGCAATGCTTACATTTTATTGCTTCAGATTTAATAAGCTCTGCACAGTATGGGCATTTTTTCATACCATTATTAATACCATTTTCTTCTATCTGTCTAATATCTGGCTTAATCAACAGAACATGAACTATGGCGACGATAAATAAAGCGGCCCCATATAACCACCACAAACCAAAGGATCTTCCTTTTTCGCGAGCAATTAACGCAGGAATTAAACCTAATAATACCGCAATCACTAATATTAAAATTTCCACACTTGTCATCCTCAAAGGTTTTATCCTCACATCATAGCAAATATTGGATATGTGAAAACCACTAAATCAGACAGAATTAACTGAACTGAATTCTTTAGTGAAAGCTGTACCTCATCACAATAAAAGATTATGTCTAACAATTTTCACAGTTCGATCTTTCCAGTATCCGCCGTAGGGAACACGCTGACTCAACATGCCGTACATATGATGCAATAGCATTCCATCATCTAGCAGAATACCGGCATGATTCGCGACCGGCGCGGAGACCTGCATTATCACCATATCCCCCGATTGAGATGGACCGCTAAACTCACGAAAACCGCATTCGTACCAATTATCAAGATAGAAATTTTCACGGCCTGACTCCCACCATGGATAATCAACGCGGTAATCATTAAGCACAATGCCATGCGTTTGCCGGAAGTAGCTCATAACCAGCCCCCAGCAATCGGTATGCCCTAATACAAACGCGCGCCCCACCAGCGGCAATTCCCCGCGCGGCATAACAGTGCGCAAGTCCCCCTCCGGATAACTCACGATATGCCACGGTATAGCCATTGCATCACACTGCGCCTTATCCAGCTCACTTGGCTGCGTGGTGGCATCGGGGTGACTATGCACAATCCCCGTTACGGTTCCCCATTCTTCTGCTGCAATATAATCCTCTGGAGATAAATGAAACTGCTCCGTGGGATTTTCCGCGATATTACGGCAGGGAAAGTAGCGCTCCACGCGTGATTTCTGCGCCACCACGCCACAGCATTCAGCCGGATAAACCTCTGCGGCATGGGCCACGATAGCCTGTATCGTTTTCTCTCTCATACTATTGCCTTATCAGTGCTGCACCCGGAAAACCGCCAAACGGCACCGGATTATTTTCACCAAAGCGCTTTTGACAATCGCTGAGTAACCCACCGCATTTATCCTGACTCGGATCATCAACCGGCTGCCCATTCTCATCGAAGTAGCGCGTCCCCGCGTAATCACACCCTTTGCCCGTTCGGTACCAACCGCGTGAGCACCATGTACAGAGCGAGTGGATCTGGCGCGTCGGTATTTGCAGGCCACGTAAATCAGCGGGGCTCGCCAACTCAAACTCAACGGTTTCATCGTTTTCGAGCGACTTACGATCGATATAGTAAACCTGTTTTTTTTCCTGCTCGGGATCGGCGGTAGGATTGCCTTCGGGGAAGTTCTTAGCATCGAGGTAGTGAACCATCGTGTCATGGATCGTCACTTTGGCCTGTGCCATATCATCAAAGCGCAGACATAACGCCGTGATAAGCCCGTCAATATTGGACACGCTCAGCGTCGGCTGCGCGGCCTGTCCATCCGTGGACATTTCCAGCCCCTCAATCTGCACCGCCCATGGGCCATACTCATTCCCCTGCCACCAGATAGATTTCGCGGGCAGCTTGTTTTCATCACCACCGGCTGCAATGAGCTCTTTTTCTGTGTAGGGAAGCGTACAACTGTGAAACCGCAACACATCAGCACCAAAGGCCGAGCCATCAACCTCAAAAAGCCGGACTTTATCGCCCGGCTCTAATTTTTGAATATCTGCGTTAATCATGGATGAAATGCCTGTATGAAAGTAGCGGAAAGCGAGTAATTGCCACCGCCCAGCGCGTTCGGCTTGTACTGCTCACAGCGATAAAGCCCCAAGGGAGATAGCGGCGGTTTCCATTGAAAAGAAGTTCTACCAGCATGTCGATCGAGGAACGCCGCGATCGCTGCGATATAAGCCTCACTTCCCACAAAATTGAGATCCCAATTCTGGGCGCGAAAGTTAATCCCATCCCCTGCCACCTGCGCGTACCCATCCCCGAACTGCGCTTTACGTATTCGGAACGTTGCATCCGCAGTCGCGTTGGTGCGTGGACTCCACTGAAATGTTTCGATAGCCATCAGCGCCCCTTTATCGCTCGTTGAATTGTTCCCCCCGGTCGCAGGTCCCGATCGCGTAATGTGCGGTATCGCTGATCGACATAACGACCAATATCTGCCCCAAACTGCTCATAGCCCACAGAGGCTTGGGTCGCCGTATTTCCTGAGCTATCGATATTGATAGTGACCTGCGGCGCAGCGCTCACGGCTTGCTGATTTGCCCCAACCATGCGAACACCGAGCGAACCATCAGCGCCACGTTTCAGCGGCATGATAGCTTCCGGCCCCGCTTCGCCCATAAGCCCAGCGCCTTTTGCGAAAGCAAAAGTAGTAGGACGATCGACAATTTGCCCACTAAAGGCACTCAGAGACGGCGACGAATACACGCCGCCTTTGGCATTGGGAACATAGTTTTGCCAGCCTGTCCCCATCCCCATACCTCCAGTCGCTCCGGTAGCTCCGGCTGAACTACTTGCAGCACCACCAACAAAACTGGATCCAATTCCCATAATTGAACTTAGGATCGTGTTTGTAATAAGTGCTTGTGCTGCCATATCAACCAGATTTTGAATCAGCGTTTGAGTGAGCGTTGAAAACAGATTAATCATGCCCTCTTTAAAGGTCTGTGTGC